TCTGTTGGCTTTGTTGGCTCTGTGGTCTTGGCTGGTTTTGCGGAAAATGTGTTCCTTGCTGTAACTGGCGCAGAGCATCAAGCGGGTTCTGTTGGCTCTGTTGTTGTGAAGGAAAATACGTCCCTTGCTGTAACTGACGCAGAGCGTCAAGCGGGTTCTGTTGGTTTTGCTGGTTTGACCGCAGACCGTCTTTCCATGGTTGAAACATTAGAAAAACCCTCCGCTTCTAGCGCTGCCGGGGTAGCCACCATAGGTTTTTTCTAAACTGCCAGCAGAACCGCCGAATCTAGTGCTGCCAGAGTAGCCACCACGGCCCCCCTGTGCAGCGTTAGCTAAACCGCCGCCTTTAGAGCTGCCAGAGTAGCCACCATAGGCCCCCATTGCAGCGCCAGCTAAACCGCCGCCATCCATGCCGCCGCCAATGCCACCTGCGACCGCGCCCAACCAAGGCATACCAGTCGCCATTCCAATAAATGGCGCTGCTGTTTTCAGTAGGCTACCTAAGCCGCCGCCCTTGGTTTTTATAATTTGTTCCTTAGAGCCGAAGTTACCAAACTCTGTAGGGACTCGGTTAAGTGTGTCCCATCCAGCATTAGCAAAATTCAGAGGCGCTTGCTTCTGTTGTAGATTAAGCTCTCTTTCCATGCCGCCCGCCGTCAGTGCGTTCTGTGCGTCTTGTTGGCGTTGGGGGATAAGGCCGTTAAGGACGTTATTCACCGCCGTGTTGTACTGCCCGGATCTCATTTGACCGATATTATTTACGCGGTTCTGCTCAACATCGGAAGTGCTAAGGAAGGAGCGGTTTGAACCCATTTGCCCGGCTTGTAACGCAGCCTGATTAACGAGTGAATTTTGCCCCTGAGATTCGCGGTTCATGCCGTCAATAACATTCTGTTCATAAGGGTTCATGAACATGCCAACGTCTTGTTGCATTGACTGCTGTGTAGGTGCAAAGCCCTGATAAAGACTATTCATGGCGTTCTTTTCGCCGCCATTGAAGTCTTGCGGACGGAAGGTGTCTAAACCCGATCCGTACGGCCCGTAAAGGGCTGCGTTGGTTGTGGCTGAAAGATTGCTGTAGAGGTCTTGATACGCCTTAGGTTGCGCGTAAAAACCAGTCGCAGGAATTGTTGTAGATTTGCCGCCGCCGAGTAAGCCCATTAGGAACCTCTAAAAAGTAGATAATGCGGTTCTGCGCCATTCGGCAGTCCCTGCATTCTCGATAATTACATAAAGATAAGTAGCGGTTGTGTTAAAATCGCCCGTCCTATCCCCGTCTATTATATCGGCAGCTCCTGTTGGTATTCTAGCAACCTTCCGGCCTGACATAAAGACATTTTTTAGGTTTAGAAAATCATTTGTATCATTAATGCGTTCTTTTATCATAAACCGCAAAAGAGTATTTTGCGCTTCTGGATCATCGTTTAAAAGCGCGGGCCATTGCTTCATTTGGGCGCACCGTTTTGCACTTCTTCGAACCACGTTCCCATTGTCCAGCCCTGCCCGATAGCACTGCCTGACCACGTAAATTGATTAAATCGTGACTGTGAGGCAGTAGGTACGCGCTCTGTAGTTGGCGTTATGGTGAACGTTTGGTCGAAGATAGCATTTGTGGATTGTGGGAATAGATAGCCCTTTGAGCTGAACGAAACGTCATGCGTTTGGATACTGTCTGGCACAACGGCCTGTAGCAGAACATTGTTTCTTCCATAGAATCTTTTATCGCTCGTAATTGTCCAATCCATAGCGGCCCCGTTCGCATCGTTTCCTAGTTCGTGCTGATAGATCGTCCCCACGTTGCCGAGGCGGGGGTTTTTCAGCTTAACATTAGGATACTCCGCTGCCGTGCGGTCGAGTGTGTGGATCGTCCAAGTAAAATCGAGGATATTCACCACCACCACGCGGTTACATTCGTTGGAATTGGCTGATGGATAATGGAACCATACCTCGTTAAAGGCTTTATTGTACCAACTGAAACATTTTGATTTCTGCCCGTAGTTCAGGTCGCCGAATACGTATTGTAGGCAGGTGGACTCATTTTGAGAGTTTGCCTTAATAACCTCAATCGTACCGCCACGGAACATGTAGAAGTTTTCAAGCCCCATCCAGAAGCCGATACCCTTTGCAGATACCCGCGCCATGGGAGAGATAATACCTATCGTTTCATCAAGGGATTTAACCTCCCAGACGAAGGGAAGGCCGATATAGCGGAATGTCGATGTGTTATATTCCGTAAACACAAGGGAATAATCAGAAACTGGTAAATGACTTATTAATCTGCCCGATCCCTCAATGTCGTCCTCATAAACTTGATTTGTCGATGATGAAGTCCAAACGGTAATATTGTTCAGGTCGGACGCTAAAATACTGTTCTCAATGTTGTTGGAGCCGAATGTAACAATAATGTTATTCAGGACAAAGGCGTAATTAATAGCTGCGGGCGCGTTCGTGATTAAAGTAGGTGCGGTTTCTGCGCTGCCGAGCCACTGGTAAATCCCAGTCTGATTACCCGCCGTAAGAATAATAGTATCGCCGTATCTGTCCGCAAACCATATGCGCGGCATTACTGACCCCGTTGTGGATGTGAGCGCCGTGCCATAAAGACCTGCACCATAAAGCCCCGCGCCATAACCATAGCTTGCCACCTCATCCAATTCCCCGGCGACAATCTGCTTAAAGTAATCCGTCGCAGCACCACCACCTGCGGCCGCCGAAGATGTTGCGGTTCCGATGGTCATAATATCGAAAGTGTTGGCAGCTACATTACGGATAATAAATTCCACGTTAATTTGCGTATCCAGCACACCGCCGAATGTCACCGCCTGCTGGAGCTTGACGCGGTCGCCGTTGCTCTGGGCGTGCGCCACCGCGCTCACTGTCAACATACCCGTGGCTCTATTAACCGCACCACCGCCGCCCGTTGTCGTTGACGTTGCCGCCGTAGTGGTAAAGATAGAGTAGGTCGTAGCGGTTATGCTCCGAATAACATGAGTTGCATTAATTTCACCAGCCGGAATGCCGCCAACAGCCGCAGACCCGGAAATGGTTACCGAGTCCCCGTTTTTTAACCTGCCTACATCCGTATCGGTTATTGTGACAAAATTTGTACCGTTAACCGTCGCGCACGGGCTAGCACCCAATAGCCCATATTGCGTAGTCAGGCTATTGGCAATGGCGATAGATGCCGTTTGCAGGGGGGTGATATTTGTAAGACGGGAGCCAATAAGGGTATAGAGCCGCGCATCAGTGCCGAGAATGGTGTAATATTTGCCGTTAATCACGTCGGTAAATATCGTCCTCATTGTCCCCGTTATAGATTCGTCATAATCGAAACTAGACGATAGCCAGCCGCCAATTTTCTGAACCGTGCCATCCTTGAACCTGATTTTATCAGCATTGGTATAGTGCTGCGTATTCACTGCCGTTTTATCAGTTATAGGCTGTACGCCCGGCAGCGTATCTATAGGTCTAAGCTCTAAGTCACCTGCGGCCATTTTACCACTCCGCTATTACGTAACCGTCAACACCATCACGAGATGTACCACCGCCTGCGCCATACGTCCCTTTAAGACCTACGACAATCGTAAAGGATGCACCAACCGCTACAGTGTAGTCCTTTGTCGCAAGACCGCCGTTGCCGCCGCTTGTTCCCGGCCCACTCACCGAACCTGATATTTGCCATGCCGCTATACCGCCAACAGAGCCGCCGCCGACGAGGTTTAAGTCGCCGTTAGTCGCCACGCCATGGTTTGGCGCTGAACTCTCAGCAAATGCCGCCTTGCCAGCGCCGCCGCCAGCCGCAGTGACAAGCGTAACGCCGTCCGTGCAGGTGGAATCGCCGCCGACTAACCCGTCAGCATCACCGCCACCGCCACCGCCTGCGCCGCAAACGGTCATTCTAACCTTTGTGGATTTAGCAGTGTGTGTGCCGTTTACTCTGAAATATTCACGGCTTGTAAGACCCGTTCTAGTGTATTTTGACGCGATCATCCAAGCCGTGCCCGTGCAGACAAGGGTAAAGGCTGTGTGCTGGTCAGTGATTACAATCGTTGCGACACCATCAATCGTTTCCGCGCCAGAGCCGTCAATCGTTACCGAATTAGCAGTGCTATCAATCTTTTTAATCGTAACCCTGAAACCTGCGCCCGCTGTGGCTGCGGCAGGAAGTGATGCCGTGGACACCGCAGCGGATGCGTCGATGGTCACGAGCTTGTTCCTATCGCTTGTCGTGACTGCATACGTTCCAACCTGCGCGTTAACGAGGTCTTTGGTCGCCGTTACTAAAAGCGTGTCGATTGAATCAAGGTCTGTGTTGAGATACCACCCCCACAGATCCTGATCAGTAGGGTCGCTAACACCCGGCTTGATAAGCAGATAATTTGTGGTTAATGTGCTCACGTTTTTTCCCTTACAGGATAATTACATAATTATAAGTGCTAGTGTCAGACGCCACGCCGCCGATTGTAAAGCCTGTTCCGGGCGTGATCGTCTTAACGTTCGGGCTGGTGGGGGAAACCGTGCCGCCCACCGTTTTGATTGTCGTTATAATAACGGAATTGGCTGTAACAAGGCTATTCGCCACAGTCACAGATGATGCGCCATTGCAGATCCAAGTACCTTGACGGCCTTTTAGAAGTCTGTTCATTCCGCCTAGTGTTTCGTTAGCCATTTTGTTTTTTCCTTATAGTGAGTGAATTGAAAGGGTTCCGGTCGCGTTTGATTTGTCCGTCATAATTGATAGTTGTCGATATTCATCATTCGAGGCGTTTCTGAAATACGTTTCCATCTTCTCATCCTGCCGGAACTCTGAAATTAGATTTGCGAGCGTCCACAAAAGAATAAGACGGTTTGCATTGTCTATAAAATCGTTGGTGTCTGCGTCGTTCACCAGATCAGCGTAGCTTTTCAGGTAAGCGCATTTAATTGTATATGCCCTGTCAGGCAATGGGAAGCTTTGATACGTTTGGCCGACACGCGCGTAAACCTTTGGTAGGCCGTATCCGTTCGCTGTCCAGATGCTATTGTAGTGGCTAGCACCGATTTTACTCATGGGGTAGCGCGAATCACTATATTCAATCTGAAACGCGCCATCTTCATACGCTGGAACAAGAAAATCAGTTGCAAGAGGTATAGTGCCATCCTGCGCCGTCATTGTAAGGGTAGACGCCCCTTCATTGAACCAGAAGCGCCGTAGCTTCCAGTAGGAAATACTATCGTTGATAGCATTAGCCACGTCCGACGCAGAAACAGCGGTATTGTTAGCGTCTAGGAGCCGCTTAGAAACTGCCGTTTGTGTAGTGCCGAACGTGGCCATATTAGCTATTAACTCTGATTGTTAGAGTTGTTTACGCCAATGCCGTCATATGCAACAACGAGGTTGCATGTGATGTTAGCTGTAGCATCCGCCGCTGATGTGAGTAGTTGGGCTGTAAGCCAGCCATTACCCGCTGCAACAAACGACAGGCCCTCAATTTCGTCAACCGTGACAAAACCGCCAGCCGCTGGTGCTGTGTTTGCAGAAGCCCAAGCATCAACATCGTTGGTATAAGTTACGTTATCTTCATAAACATAACCGATATTGATTGTCGTGCCAGCCGCACCAAAGTTACCGCAGTGAACCGACTTATCGCCGATTACAAAACGTGCGCCTTTGACGAATGGTACGAGGCCGACGATGGCATCCGCTGCCGTACCACTTGGTACAGAAACGGCGGCCACTACTACGCGGGCTGCGCCAGTGTTTCCGACTTTGACCTTCAAAAAGTCCTTATAGTTTCCTGCGTATTGTACAGGTAGTACTGATGGGGTAGTCATGGTTCTATCTCCTAGCTATGAGCTGCTGCGTAAGTTGAAATAACAAACACGCCAATGTCTTGCGAGTTCGATGCCACAGTCTTTTTAAGACCATAAAGCATACGACCTTCAAGACCCTTGAAGTATTCATAGTCTTTCAGTTGGGTTGCGTAGTGCAGGGCTGATTTTTCGTCAGGGCGACCAAACGGCGAACCGTATGTCAGAGCATCCTTACCGACCAGAACGGCGCGGCGTACGGTTGTAATAACCGCAGATGTGTCTGAGCGAAGGCCGTAGGCTACACGTGGTGCAGAGTAGATATTAACACCAGCGTACTGACCCAAAGATGGCATTGTGTCAAACATTCCGTTTTCCAGAGTGTTTTTCTTGCCGCCCGTAAGTTTAGCCAGTTCGATGTTGAACCACTGTATTTTACCTGTCGTGTCTTGTTTCAGGTCAACCAGTTGTTCAGGCGAGACATAAAGATCAAAAGTATCATCCGCAAAGCGTTTGATCGGTTGATCAGAAGAATCGTTACGCTCAAGAGCATAATCAATCAGATCCAGCGTCATCGTGTTAGAAGCTGTGATCGCTTGATCGGTTGTGCCTGCGCCTGCACGGATAATACGATCAGAAGACGGAGCGACTGGTGTATTATGACCTTGTACAAACAAGCGATTGCTGCCTGACCAAGTTGTGCCGTTCAGTGTGTAGGAAGTTGGGTTTGCGCCCGCCAGTTGGTAGAACGTGGCAGCATCAAGCAGTTCCATGTGACGCTGAGGAATAACCTTGCGGGTTTTCTCAGGGAAGTCAACCAGAGTGCGTTGTTGCTCAATTGTGTCGTCATTAGGGTTGAGAACACCAATACGCGTAATATTGATCGACATTGTAAAGCTGCCCAGATCGAGAGCTTCCTCGTTGCCGTCAAGTGTTCCGCCTTCGCCAACCGGGATTCCGGTCAGTTTGTTGGTGTAGTCATAAGTGATTTGATCGCCGCGGGCTTTTTGACCCTCGAATTCCTTCGCATAGTGCACAGCACCGCGTGAGAACATGTGACCGAAAGCAACGCGCTGACCGGGATTGCACCAGTCGGCAGTTGCCCATAGCTTGCGCGTGATTGCGTTTGCTGTAAGCATTGTGGTTGATGACATGGAAAATTCCTTTGTCGTTTGGAGTTGTTGAAAAATTAATTTTCAACCGCTGACAAGGATAGTTATAAGGGTCTTGAGTCCCCTGCCCGTACGTGGGCGAAGCGCTTTGCGGATAGGCACAATCTGTGTGCAACAAATGTTTTTTAAGCTTCAATCAGCCTGCTATTTTAGGGCTAGCGAAGCCCTTCCGTATTAATCTATAGCATAAAGCCGCGTTATGCAAGTGGCTTATGAAGCATAAAAACGCATAATATTAAATTTCCAAAATAATATAATGCAGATTTAGGAAAATCGGGCAGTGTCTCAGCTTGAATAAAATAAATTTTACCATGCTTGGACGCGGATGATAAAATTTTAGACTTAAGGGGGTAATTGGTTTTTACTTTCTGAAAAGAATGAAGCCTCGTTAGAGGCTTCTAGTGACGATGTGCACGCATCGTCTAATATCAACGAGCCCCCACTGGGTCACCAACGCGAAGGAGGCGATTATGGCTCGTTATAGACCTTTGGTTATGATAAACTAACCTAGGAGAGGGGCGGCTATATGCCGCATCCTCTTCTTTTATACGATACTTCAACATACTTTTGCAAGGGATAATTTTACGGAATCATTCTGTAAAGTATGCCGCTGATAAATATTGGGAAGATAAAAGTTAATTGATTCGCTTTTATCTTGATATTCTCTATAATTAAATTATGACGAATGTTATGCCTCCATATCAAACTCTACACGTTGCCAACTCTGTGCTTGGGCGTGCTTTTAAGGAAGGTCGCAACGATATAACACCATTAAAACTTCAAAAGATGGTCTATTTTTTGAATGGGTGGCACTTAGCAATTGAAGATATACCAGCAATAGATGCGCCTTTTGAAGCATGGCAATACGGCCCTGCTGTCTCCATAATATATCAAGAATTTAAAGACTTTGGGCGTAATGGTATAAATAGATACGCAAAGGAATTTGACCTTCAGTCTGGAGAATTTAAATCTTATATAGTCGGCATAGACCAAATCAAATTTTATGAAATACTAGATGCTGTTTGGGAACAATATGTAGGCTATAGTCCCTTAACCCTCTCAGCTATGACGCACCAAGATGCGTCCCCATGGTCTACTGCTTATGCCTCTGGTGGAGGAAAAATCTCTAGCAAGGAGATAAAAAATTATTTTGTATCAACTGTAATATCTAGGGAGAAAGTTAAGCTCCGAGCCTTTTCTTTTCTTCCGGCGAAAGTAGTGCAAATTCCCAGACTGGCATTTTAGAGGCGGCCTCCCTTGTCAGTTCCGGTATTGCGCCACGCCCGGCTGCGCCTGCTGTTCCGGCATTGCGTTTGCGGTTCGCTGAAACTTTGTTCAGGTCAGGGCGTAGACGTTGATCGTCAGCCGCAGCT